TATACTGCTAGTTCAAGTTCAGGTAGTAGTGGATCATCTGTAAGTAAGAGTGGTGGATCTGATCCTACTGGATTAGGTTTCCTTGCTAAAATCATGAAAGCACAAAATAAAATGATGTCTGGTAGATCCACGGCAACTCTTGGATCAGCATCTAAATTACCATCACCACCACCCCCACCAATCATTGCACCTCCAAAAGTTGAGGTTACAAATAGCACTGAACAGTCTGCCAGTCAAAAAACTCCAATCTCTGAAACTGTTTCTTACGTGCCAGTGATACCATCAGCACCAAGAGATATGTCAAAAGTCACTGTTTTAGGAATTTCGTAATAAGACATGGCATTACCAGCGTTACTAGGAGGAGGATCAAGATCAAATAGTAGAAGATCTGCTATGACGGTAAGACCTAAAAGCACTATGATTCCTGCGTATAGATCATTGTCTCCCGTGGCACCCGGAAAATCAACTAAATCAGAATCCAATATTCTTGTTGAAATTTACAGTAAAGTAGTAAAAATTGATGGTGTTCTTAAAGGCACTCTTGCTGAAGAAAAAGCAAGATCCAGAGCTAAACTCATGGATCTTGAAGAACAAAAAAGACAAAAACAGGAAGATAGATTAGAAAAGAAAAAAACGAAAGAGGAGAAAAAAGAGGGGGGAGGACTTCAACTCCCTCAACTAAGTTTCTTTGATCGAATAAAACAGTTCATTTCATCAATTATTACTGGATTTATTCTTCAAAAGTTAGTTGATTTTGCTCCTCAATTGGAAATGATTGGAAATATTATTGGATCTGGAATTGAAATTGTTGCTGATTTGATTATTGGTGTAGTGGATGCTGCAGGTACGTTTCTAAAGTGGGGACAAGATGCGTATGATGCAACTGAAGGATTTCTGAAAGATAATTTTGGAGAGGGTGCAGCGGAGACTTTTGAGGGGGTCATGTCGAACCTCAATAAAACGTTTAATCTAATAGCAATTTTAGGGATGACCGTTGCTGCAACAAGCAGTAAATTAAAATCCGATGCTTTTTCAGGTAAACCTGGTGGTCTTCCTAAGGGTATCAAACCAGGAGCAGTAAGAAGATACGCTCAACGTTTCGGTAGAGATGCTGCAATAAAGAAATTTGGAAAAGATGCTGTAAAAAAATTTGGTGGAAGTGCAGGTAGATCCACTGCAGCAAAATTATCAAGAAATGCAGCAGTTAAATTATTTGGAAAGGGTGGGACTAAAGCAGGACTAAAAATTTTAAAGAATTTTATTAGTCCTATTGTAAAAAGAATACCAATTATTGGTGGATTAATTGACTTTGCATTAAACTATTTTGTATTCAAAGAACCTATAGGTAGAGCTGCATTTGCTGCGATTGGTGCTACAATTTTTGGTGCTCTTGGTGCTACGGCAGGATCAATTTTACCAGTCGGTGGAAATATTGTAGGTGGTGCTCTTGGTGGTCTTGCCGGTGATTTGGCTGGTAAGTGGTTATACGATACGTTCTTTGATAAGAAGAAACCCGTTGAAATTGAAGAAATTGATAAACCAATTACAGACCCTGCTGCAACTGGAGGTGGTCAACCTACCTCAAATGGGGCATTAAATATTAAAAGTAGTAGTAATAATATTGTTACTATTGGAAAAGATCTTATTAATAAAGGATTCTCTGTTGCAGAACATCCAGACTTTACTAAAAATCCAACAGCATCTGGTGGTTCATATACTCCAGGGAAAGGAACGGTCTCTGATGTCCATAGTGGTCGTGGTCACTATGAGGGTAGAGCAATAGATGTAACAGATTGGAGAGGAACTCTTGAAGATTCTAAAGCAAGATATCGTAGTGTTTTGGATTCCATTTATAATAATGGAAATATGGGTAATAAACTACTCATACATGATAGTTGGGGTATAGCAGATCAAACTGGTAAAAATGGTCCTGGAGCACACGGACACCCAGAGCATATGCATATTGAAGTAAGAGATAAAGGTGGTGTTATTGGCAAGGGACTCTTTGCAAATTTAGGTAGTCCTGAATTTGTCTTGGATTCAGACTCATTCATGGCAATTGAAAGCAAATTACCAGGATTCCTGGGAGCACTCAATAAAGCAGATGGTGAAGAGGCATTGAAAATCCTCGCAAATTATGCTTCATATGAGCAAGGCGGTGTTCAAACTGTAATTGTGAATAGAAATCAAATCATTGGAGATATGTCTCGATCTAAAGATAAATCACGGGCACCAATTATGATCCCTGTTGCCAGTGAATCTGATCCGACTGCTGGTCTATATGCAATGAGTTAAATAGAGATACGAGGTAATATCAAATGTCAAACGAAGTAACATTAAGGTCTTCTACTCCTTCTATACCAAAAACAATATTAATTACTTCTAACGAGGATCCCAGTAAGCAGGCAAATTTAGTTGGTGGTTTAATATCTATTGCATATTTTGAAAGTATATTAAGTGATACTTTAAGAGCCACAATTACTTTCACAGACACTGGTATCAATACTTCTGATAGTATTAAAGAAAGTATATTAGAGGGTCTACCTATTGTAGGGCAAGAAAAAGTATTATTGAAGTTTGAGGATAATAATGAAATAACTATTGGAGATAAACCAGAGTTGGTGATGTATGTAAACAAAGTAACTCCCATTGCCGATGACACTAGAAAGACGCAAATCAAATTAGATCTTGTTTCTGCAGAGTTTATTCGTAACGAAAAAACAAGAGTTACAAAAAGATATGATGGAAAGATATCAGATCACGTTAAACAATTATTGACTGAAGGGAATAGTATAGGACTTAAAACCAAAAAAGATGTAAGTGATATAGATGAGACACTAAACAATTTTAATTACATTGGCAATAATAAGAAACCATTTTACATTATTAACTGGTTGTCTAGAAAAGCAATCTCTGCGAAAAATCAAAAAAAGGGAACAAGTGCAGGATATTTCTTCTATGAGACATCAAAAGGATTTCATTTTAAATCCATCGATAGTCTATTCTCTCAGGAACAGAAAAAATCAATTATTTTCAATGAAACAGTAGGAATTCCTGAGGGTTATGATCTGAAAGCATTGCAGTATAGTAAAGATAGCAATGTTAATGTGCAAAATAAATTGAAAATGGGAGCATATTCAACAAGGACTATATTGTTTGATCCATTTACCACATACTATGAGGTAGTTACACCAAATGCAGCACTTACAGAGGATGAATTAAAACTTGCTGGTAAGAAGTTACCTAAACTAAATGATGAGTTTAATAACGAAGGTGATAAAAAAGAATTTACTCGAACGACCTATAATCTTCTTGATAAGGGAACTTTGCCAACAGGTGATACAAATCAACAGATAGAAAAATCGGATGAAGAAAATTTTGAGTACAAAGATATTTTAAATCAGTCTATCATGAGATATAATCAATTCTTTTCTTCTATGGCAACTGTCACGATTCCCGGAGATTTCTCCCTAAGTGCTGCTGACATGGTATACTTGGATGTACCACAACTTGAGGAGGAGAGAGTAGAGAATACTAGTAAGCAAAATAGCGGACTATATATTATAGCAGAGCTTACACATTACATTCATGTAACCGAAGGAACTTTTACTAAACTTTCTTTAGCAAGAGATTCATTTGGAAAGACTGGAAGACCAAGTAAATCCAGCATAGCAAACTAGCAAGTTAACAAATGGAAAGCATCGAAAAGCATATTGAAAAGGACAAAGAAATCCTTAGAGATCCGACGACTAATCCACAAATGCGTCGTCATGTCGAGGGAGAATTGAGAGAGTTGGAAGAATACGTAGAACATCACAAAAAAGAAATAGAAGCAGGAGATCATCATGACCCTACTTTCCTAGAACTTTTCTGCGATCAAAATCCATCTGAACCTGAGTGTTTGGTTTATGACGACTGATGGAAGCAAGTACACTATTTAATCCTGGGTTTCTTGGAACAAACTTTTTATGGTGGGTTGGTCAGATAGCTGATGACTCTACATGGAGAGATAATATTAGTTCGGCAAAATATTCGGACAAGAATAGTGTACCTGGTTGGGGAAGAAGATACAAAGTAAGAATCATTGGTCTTCATGATCAGGGACAAGAGACAATCCCAGATGATCAATTACCATGGGCAAATGTCATGTATCCCATCACTGCTGGTGGTGGACAAACTAATGCAAGTCAAACACCAAATCTCCGTCAGGGAAACATGGTGTTTGGTTTCTTCCTTGATGGTCAAGATCAACAAGTTCCTGTTATCATGGGAGTTCTTGGTAATAACTCCCAGACAAAATTAAATCAAAAAATCGGAACCAATAGAGTCACCAATACTACTCCTGGAACCTTAGCAACATCTGGATATGCAGATGGTGCTGTTGCTAAATCTGGAACTGCAAGAGAGGTTCCACCTGATGAGGACAAGAGTGTCATTCAACCTGGATCTCCTGGTGCTGCAAATGAAAATGCTGATGCAGTCCACCAAATAACTGCTGCTGATACAAAACGTTCAGCAAAGTGCAAAGAAAAAATTGTACTGATGAAAGCAGATCCTGCAGAGTTAGTTCCATCAGCAATTAAGGGAATTCAAACAGCAATTGAAAACTTAACTGTTAAAATTGATTCATATCTTCAGTCAATCACAAGTTATGCAGACGCTGTTACCAATACCATTAGTGATATTCAAAATGTGGTACAAAGTTTTTCGCAAGAAATTGCGAAATATATGAAAGTTATTTTTGACAAAATTTTAGAATATGTATTGAAAGTTATGAATAAAGCTATGAATTTAGTCGTTGCGGCTCTTCCATCTAGCTTAAGATATCAGTTTGCCGATATGAAAGAGATCCTCACTGATTTAATTCGTTGCTTATACTCAAAACTGACTAATGGTCTCCCTGGAATGGTATTATCTGCATTAAGTGATGCTATTGATATTCCTACGCTTGAAAGACAAGCAAGAGATAGAGCATCAAAAGGTGAGGATGAAAACAGTAATTCCATTGACGCTGTAACAAATCCAAATGTTCCCATGTGTTCTGCAGAATCAATTACTGCCCGTGTTCTTAAATCAGCAAAACCAGAAATAGACTCTGCTAATAACAATGCTGTCAGCAATTTAAATTTTTATTTGGAAGATATTAATGATACCCTTGCAGGAATTACTGGATCCTTTCCTGATATTAAAAATTTAATTCCAGATATTGGTGGTAGTGTAACTTCTGCATTATCCTTCACTAATATTAATCTTAGTCTTTTTGGATGTGAGATAAAACCAAACATAGCACAATCAGATTTCTATACTTTCTGCTCTGCGGGAGATTCTCAACCGGATGCTCAAGCACCAAGTTCTAAATCTATTGATGATAAGACAGAGTCTGTGGAGTCCGTTGAAGGAGCAAAACAAATACCGTATGTTGAACCAACTAGAGCAACAGCAGATGTAAATAATCAAACTTCTGGACTTGAAATTGATTAATAAATATCATTACGGATATGAGAGTGTAGTATAGAAACGCATGTCATCTTTTAATATCTTTGGACCTGCTACTAAGAAAGACATTCGTGTTGGATATATTGACCCTGATGCTGGTTATGTCCAAAACGTTAGTGTGCTTGAAGCTAATAAGTATGCTGCCCTCAATCCGGGGACTGTTTTTATTTTTACAAACAGAGATAGAACAAGATATCTAACAATTAATGAGGTTAATGCATTAACTCCTGAAGATTTGAATGTTGATAGTAATGGTTGTGAAGGTATTCAGGGGTTACAACCAAATGAAAGAGCACCTTTTACTACAAAATCCGGTTCCGGAGATTCAATTGAAACTCAATCAATTAGTGCATATGATGATGGATGTAGAGGTAGATTATACTTAAGCGGTGGTGGTGGAGTTGGTGCTGTAGGATCTCCTATTTTTGGTAGAGATGGATCTCTACTAGCTGTTAGGGTTATATCAGGTGGATTTGGATATCGTTATGAACCAAAAGCAAAACTTGTTGATACTTGTAAAAGAGGATCTGGTGCTGTAATCAGGACCGTCATTGGAGAACTTCCACCAACTGTAGAGTATTTTGATCAAATAGAAGATTTTGAGATATATGACTTTACTCCTGACGGGACAGAACTGTCTGGATACGGCGATAGATTTGGACCCGATGGTAATAATTTAGGAAAATGGGATCCCAATTTATTTGCAACTCTAGCACAGGATCCAATTCAAGTTGAAATACAAAAATACCAAGATTTTTTAAGTCAAGGTATCAATCCATTTTGGAGCACTAGGAAAGAAAAACCATTAACGGTGACTTTTGGAGATAAGACATCTAGAGTTATTCATCAAGTAACAGATAAAGGATATAGGGAAAGAAGAAAAAGACTTGGCATTAAAGACGACTTTGGTTGGTCTGACTGGATGAACAAGTATGCAGTTTCTCCCGCTCCAGAGTCAAATGCGCCTGGTAGTGATTATGCTGGACGTGTTGCAACGATGGAATGGGAAGAAAATTTTCCTTATACTGGAGAATATGTTTTTCGTGGTATGGCTGACAATGTTGGTAAATTATATCTGGATAATGAACTTCTTATTCAAACAGGAAGATTTGGTGGATTAAATGCACGTAATATACAACCACAGGATGTTCTCAAAAAAACAATTCAAGAGGGTGTTCATAAAATTAAAGTTGATCTTTTAAATTACCCATTTAAAGAAACTGTTAGAGTAAAACCTCCTTCTAACACTGGCACATCTATTGAAGAACTTTTAATTTCATATCGTGGAATGTCAGAGGGATCTGGATTACGTCGTGAATCAGACACTCTTGTTAGAATTGATGATGACATTAATCCAAAATTTGATGAGAATGCTAGGTTTGAAATCAAGTCATCCACTGTTAACGCGAAATTTTCAGAAGACGGTAGAAAAATTTTGTATAGTGGAAGTGGTAAAATAACTATCGAGATGAGATATGATGATATTCCTAGAGTATCTGGATTAGCAATTACTGATATTGAAGTTGGTGGTACAGTTTGGGAAAGAGATTTTTCTTTACGTACAAGTGGAAGAGGAGGTAGTGAAAGTTTTAAGGTTTATAAAAGAAGAGGGGGAGTTACAAAAACAATCAATGTAACTGGTGTAAGTTCTACACCTTCAGAAAAGTCACCTGCTCAGCAGCAATCACAAAAATCTATTGAAGCACAGTCAATTGGTACTATTTTTAGTACTGTAGATTTTATTAATAAAGCGAATAGAAAATTATGGAGAACAAACGTTTATGGTCGTGGTGGATTTTTAAATGATTATGGTATCTGTCCATTTAATACAAATAAACCATTAGATGATAATCCATATGCAGGAACACATGAAATCATCTGGAATAATATTAATTTTCCTGCAACGGGTAATTATAAAATTGATGTGGAGGTTGATGATAGAGTAAAATTAACAATTGGCGATCAAGTAATAGAAAAAAATGGGTTTATTGGAAATTCAAATAAAGGAACCGGTAAAAGCTCATACACTAAGTTTTTTAATAAAGGAAGTTATAAAGTAAAGGCAGAGTTATATCAAAAACCAGGAGGAAGATTCGCATTTGATGGAAGCGGTAAACCAAAATCAAATAACATCACCGCTAGATTTATTAAACGAGATAATAATGATTACTTAAAGGTTGATGGTTCAGGATCAGCAGAAATTACTTTTAAATTAAGAACAAATGATAACCCTAGAGTATCTGGTGTTTTTGCGAGTGAAATTAGAATAGGAATACCTCCCAATGATTTTATAGAGTTAAAAAGATCTAGAACGGGGAGTAGAATTAAAGAAAAAGAATTAATTACTGGTAGTGCAATATTTGAAGCCGGAAGAGAATATCTTGTTAGATCGGTGGGATCATCAAGTTCTACTGGTTCTATATTAAAAAATAATGGTGCTACTATTCAGTATGATGATGATATTGATAATGGATTTGATGAAAATGCAGATCTCTCTATTACTAGGATAAAAAATCAACAGCCTTCATTTATCAAGGGTGTAAACCCGATGGCACTTGCAATTAATATCGAAGCTGCTGAAGTTGAATTGACTAGAGTATCTCCTAAATCGTTTAATGAAAACCCAATGGGAGCAGCGTTTACAATTGATGCACCATTACCACCGATTCCACAAGAACCAGTGCCTATTGCTGAGGGTAGGTGTCCCAAAAATCCAATATGGTCAACTAGATTTCCAGGTGGACAAAAAAAATGGTGGCCTGTAAATCATCCTGCATGGAGTAAATTTACTAATAGATTTGCATTATCACCTCTGCCTCCACTTAGCACACTCAATAGTGATGGTGGTGGTGGGATAATTTATGATAATACTTGGACACTTGATATACCATATGATGGATTTTATGGTATTAAAGGCACTGCTGATAATGCTGGAAGAATTTTAATTGATAATCAAGAAGTATATAAACTTAAAGGATTTAAAAATCCATCACCAAAAATAGAAACAGTAAGATTGACCGAGGGTAAGCATACTATTAAGGTCGAAGTTGAAAACTTTAGACAGGAAAACTCAAAGACAATTAAGAAAAAAATTTTTAGCACACAAGATTGGATTAAACCAACTACTACTGTTGATTCTTTGTCCACATCAGAACTTTTAATTTCATATCGTGGTATGTCTGCGAATTCTGGTTTACTCCGTACATCGGATACTTTAGTTGTGATTGATGATGATATTAATCCAAAATTTGATGAGAATGCTAGATTTGAAATCAAATCTTCCACTAATAATGCTAGATTTTCTCAAGATGGCAAAAAACTTTTGTATGATGGTAGTGGAAAAATCACTATTGAAATGAGATATGATGATATTCCTAGAGTATCTGGATTAGCAATTACTGATATCGAAGTCGGCGGAACAGTGTGGGAGAGAGATTTTTCTCTCCGTTCAAGTGGAAGAGGAGGTAGTGAAAGTTTTAAGGTTTATAAAAGAAGAGGGGGAGTTACAAAAACTATAACCGTTAAAGGTTCCTCTAAATCATCTGTTAGAACTGGAGTTGAGTCTGGAAAAAATATCAGTGGCGTGACTTACTCCGGACCTCCATTATTCAATCATAACAATAAAAATTGGAGTGATTTTATGAATCGTAATAATGTATCTCCTTTTTTACCACCACTCGATTTGCCAAATCCAAACTTAGCAGGAGATAAAACTTTTACATGGACTAATGTAGATTTTCCTGAAAGTGGTAGATATGAGATTAAATTTCAATCTGATTTTGTGGGAAGATTATTCATTAACAATCAAGAAATTGTTGAGTCAAGATCTTTTAGGGGAGAAGCAATAAGCAGATTTGCAGAAGTTAGTGCTGGAAAATATGAAGTAACAGTTGTGTTGTTGGATGACACGGGATTTGGACTAACATTTAATACAAACCCTACGGGATTTGCTCTTAAGATTTTCAAAGATATTGAAGTTGTTGTTTCAACTCCTCCATGGACAACTAATCCACTCTGTGCATCTGCTGTTCTTATTCCACCACCATGTCCAAAAATAATTGAGGGACAAGGTGTCGTGACAGATATCATTCCATTAGAACCTGGCAATGGATATCCATCTACCCCATCATCGGGTCCACCAGTTACTTTAGTATTAAAAGATATTATTCCAACAGCTCCAGGAATTAACTATGGTCCAGATGATTTAATTTTTATTGATGGTAAACCAGTTACGCCAAGGTTCGGACCTTTTGGTCAGATAGAAGGTATTGAACCAGTTTCTTACTATGGATTTACTGATTATCCAAACATCACATTGCCATCTGATACAGGGTTGGGATTTAGAGGAAGACCGGTATTTGAACCTGTTATTGTTCCAGAGCTTGTCTTGCCTGACGATCAATTGCTTCAGGTGACAGATTTAGTTGGACTTAAACAGACTGGTTACGTCAATGGAAAACCATATTACGGTTCCACTTTCTCTAAAGATGGCATACTTTATGCTGGTATATATGAAACCACTGGTGATTTGGTGCAGGTGTATGCAACTCTTCAGGAAAGCATCGATGGTCAAGTTACAACTAGAGCATCCGCAATTCTCAGACAGGGTACGGACATTACTAGTAATGATCCACGTCTCGATATACCCAACACCCCAGATAATCTAATTTGAGGTGTTAAATAGTTCACACACTTGATTCCAAAAAATGCCAACAACTGGTAATAGTAAAAGATCACTTGATCGAGGATCTGAGGGTAATAATTTAAAAAAGACTTATACTACAGTCAAATATTCTAATGATCATGGGTCAATTACATTCGGACATATTGATAGAGAATCATCTGTAATATCTGATGTGATGCTTCGTGGATCTGATGGCGAACATTTCTTTTCCATGGATAAAGATGGCGAAAGAAACGGTTGGACTACATCAATGTGTCCTGGAAACTTTCAAGTTGAGTGTGGAAGTAATCGGAAGAAAGATGATGATACTTGTATGATTAATGCCAAGAATGGCAATATTGACATTATTGCAACTAATGGTAAAATAAGATTACAAGCAAATAGTATTGAATTAGTTGCTGTTGGTGACAATAGTGAGGGCAATATAGTGCTTGAGGCAACAGAAACCATTAGTTTGGATTCTAGTAAAATTGTCATGAACTCCAAAGTAAAAACAAAAATAGTTTCTTCTGGTGTTACTGATATCTGTTCAAATAGTTGCCTTAAATTGTACTCATCAATTATTCGTGGAGTTACTGATGCGGTAGCAATTAAGGACTCTAAAGTCGGTGGTCAAAGATTTCAACAACAATGTAATCAAGCATAGGAGAATATATGTCATTTAATTTGGACGACGTAAATATCGGTGGACAGTTAAAAGTAGGTACGGGCATCTGTCCAGCCACCGGTGAAGGTGCTACTAGATTCAACGGGTCTGCGATGATTGAGGGTCCAGTAGTTATCGGCCAACCAACTCATTTTCCTACACCTTTTGCTGGACTAAATGTAGGGCCTCTTGCAAACTCTGATGCCCCACCTCCATTTGCACCAGGTGCGCTTCCGTTGGGATTGAGTAATCCATATAGTGCGATTATTTCTCCTAACTTAGGTGTTCTTGGCAATCTTGATGTAAATTTTAGAATTCAGGCAGGAGGAACTGTTTCTGGATTATCTGTCTTTGATTATAAGGGCAATGTCTTGGCAGCAAAGAAAGATTTTGACATTGAGCATCCATCAAAAAAAGGGTGGAGACTTAGATATGTTGCCCCTGAGGCACCGAGTGCTGACGTATATTGTAGGGGTAGAGTAATAAACAAAACTGAGATTGTGTTACCATTATATTGGAAAGATCTTGTTGATTGGACTACAATCACTGTCAATCTTACTCCTATCGGTGCCCATCAAGACGTAATAGTAAAGAGAATTGACGAAGAAAAAGTATATCTTCAGTCTCGTGGAGGTATGCCAATTAATTGTTTCTATCATGTATATGGTGAAAGGCAAGATTGCGAAAGAAACATATCAGAGTATGAGGGAACATCTCCTGAGGATTATCCAGGAGACAACAATCAATACTTACAATCAGGAAAAGTTTAGGAGATTAGATTATGACAGATTCAGCACAAAAGTTTATTCCATCCCCAAGAAGTCAAGACTGTAGCAAACACGTCGGTGGTTGGGGAATACCAATGACTGACTTTGAATATATTTGGTATGGCAATAAAAGTGAAGATGATTATCCAGATGATGCTTGTGAACCGTATTACCACAAGAAAGCACAAATTAATGCCATTCAAGTCAATGACACATTAGCTGGTAGTGGTGATAGTGGAAAAGGATCTCTTACTATTAATGCAAATACTATTAATGCAAATAATTTTAGTTCTGAATCTAAATTTTTTGATATACCTCATCCAACTAAGAAGAACAAAAGACTTCTTCACGGTTGTTTAGAGGGACCGGAGCTAGGTGTTTATGTTCGTGGAAGATTAACAAATGAAACTGTAATTGAACTTCCAGATTACTGGATGGGTCTTGTAGACCCAGAAACAATAACAGTAACTCTTACGCAAATTGGATCATCTCAAGATCTTATTGTTGAAAAAATTGAGTGGGGTAGAAAAGTTAAAATTAAATCGGGAAGTGGATCTAATATTGATTGTTTTTATACAGTCTATGCCATGCGTAAAGACGTGCCAGTGCTGGAAGTGGAACAAGATGTTGACGCTGCTCCCTGACCGTATTATAATAAACAGGTAATCAAACGAACCCCATGCAAGACGAGTACCTGACCCGGTGTGTTGTTGATCCTGTGAAGCGTAAGTTCTTCCTATATTCTAATGAAGGGGAAGAGCGTGTCGTGGACTGCGATACAGTGGATCAATTCATGGCAGTTCTTGAGTTATGCCGTGACAACCTTGACGAAGATACACTGGCGTATGCTGACCCCCTCTGAGGAAAAATGACTTTCAATTTCAAAAAAGTCGCAAAAAAAATTCCGGCAAAAATTTACCCTGAGGGGTTTTATAAAGAAATACTAGAGTGCTACGACTATGAGACCAGAAACCCGTCAATCTATGGAAATGTTATTCACTGCGAAGTGGAATCTTCCAAAAGCAGCAAAAAACGCAGGTCTGACAAATAAAGAAATGAAGATTACATTTAACGAATATTGTACATTTCACCCTCCTACTTGGGAGGAGTGATTCCTTGGGAGCGTGGCGGAATCGGTAGACGCACCAGACTTAAAATCTGTTGAGAATTATCTCGTGGGGGTTCAAGTCCCCCCGCTCCTATTCTAAATATATTGGGGTACACTATAAACCCATGAAATACCATATAGACACAAAGTATGCTTGGTACGATCATGAGGGAGAACATCTTGTATTATTATATTTGATTCAAAACATTCCATTTACCTTTGATGAACTCCCAGAAGTAGCTAGACAAAATCCAAGTGTAATACAACTAGCAAATTCTCATCCGAGATTGACTGCTGAGGATCTGTATAAATCTGCCATGTACCTTATGATGGAAGAATGCAATCCATTAGTGTATGATCTAGAATTAGAAAATCCAGAATTGTTGCCTGTAGACTAATGGTTATAAATTTATGGTATAATGACAAGATGGAAGAATGGCGTTGGTCATTGACAGAAACTACAATTATGACTCAACACACGGGAGGTCAAAAAGAACTTCGTTGTGCCATGAATGATGTTGCAAAAACCGTTGAATATATACTTGACAATGAGTTAAAAGAAGGATAATATATAAAGGTGTGAAGGAAGTGCGAAAAGGGCGACCCCTACATAGGGTTGCCCTTTTTTCGTTTGATAAATAATCCATAACAGAACTTATAGTGTAATAAGATGGGTCTTTCCAGATTAGATAATTTTCTGAAATCTACTCGCGGTACTATTCTTTACGTTGATCCGAATAGTTTAGACGCCACAGATAGTATCGAAAATAAAGGTAATTCATTGACTCGTCCCTTTAAAACGATTCAACGTGCGTTGATAGAATCTGCCAGATTTTCATATCAAAGGGGACTTAATAACGATAGATTTGCTAATACTACAATCTTATTGTATCCGGGGGAGCATTTTGTAGACAATAGACCTGGATTTATACCAGATGGTTCAAATAATTACAGACTAAGGGATGGAACAACTTCAAATGATCTTCCACCTTTAGATTTAACATCTAATTTAAATCTGGAATCACCTAATAATGAATTATATAAACTTAATAGTATAAATGGAGGGGTGATTCTTCCAAGAGGAACATCGATTGTTGGTCTTGATTTAAGAAAAACTAAAATTCGTCCAAAATATGTTCCAGATCCTCAAAACGATAATATTGCCAGATCTGCTGTATTCAGAGTAACTGGTGGTTGTTATATATGGCAGTTTAGTTTATTTGATGGTGATCCTAATGGTGTTGTATATAAAGATTATACCTCAAATACTTTTGTACCAAATTTTTCACACCATAAACTAACTTGTTTTGAATATGCAGACGGTGTGAATAATGTAAGCATTGATGATGCTTTTATGACATACTCCAGCACCAGAACAGATCTGGACATGTACTATGAGAAAGTTGGTCTCGTATATGGTCAATCTTCTGGTCGTCCTATTGAGCCAGATTATCCATCTGCGGGTGTTGATATTCAACCCAAGATTGATGAGTTTCGTATTGTTGGATCAACAGGTCAAAGTGTAGGCATTTCCAGTATTAAAGCTGGTGACGGAACTACTGCTAGTAATGTAATCACGGTCACAACATCATCTGCAGTATCTGGTCTCGACGTAGATACCCCTTTCCGTATTGAGGGCATATCAGCATCTGGATTTAATGGGCAGTTTGTTGTATCAGAAAAAACATCAAGCACTGAAATTAAATATCAAACTCAAAATGCTCCATCAAATCCACTGCCAACGGTAGCTGGATCAACTTTATCATTGTCATCTGATACTGTTACTTCCGCATCTCCATATATTTTTAACATCTCATTGAGATCTGTTTTTGGTATGTGTGGAATGGAGGCAGATGGTGCTAAAGCAACTGGATTTAGATCAATGGTTGTTGCACAATTTACCGGTATTGGATTGCAGAAGGATGATAATGCTTTTGTTAAATATAATGAAAGTTCTCCACCAACTGGAACTTATGATGATAGCACAGTTGCTGGAAATGAAACTTTAAGTAACAATTCAAAGGCAAGATATAAACCATCTTATAGAAACTTTCATGTAAAGGTATCAAATAATTCCTTCATCCAAGCAGTTTCTATCTTTGCAATCGGATTTGCAGAACACTTTGTTACTGAGAATGGTGGTGACATATCCTTAACAAACTCTAACTCTAACTTTGGTGCAAATGCTCTTACCTCTGTTGGATTTAGAACAGATGCGTTTACTCAAGATAATCAAGGATATATTACTCATATTATTCCACCAAAACAGATTCCACTTACAGAATCCTCTATTGAATTTGAATCTATTGATGTTACAAAAACAGATAGAGTTGCTGGTGTTGGATCCACAGGAAATCTTTATTTACTTGATAAAACAAACGTTGATGCACCACCAGAAAATGTTTTAGAGGGATTTAGGGTAGGTGCAAGAACTAATGATCAACTAAGAGTTTTAATTTCTCAAGCAGGTATTGTCACCGAATATTCTGCTCGTATTGTTATGCCTGACAATACTGATAGTCCTGAGTCTAGCGCAGAAAAAGTATTTGATGTAAAAAGAATAGCAGGTGTTAATAGTATCGGTGCATTTAGTGACGGTAGTAATGCTAATGTTATTACCTTAACCGGAGCACATAATTTTATTAATGGAGAATCCGTTCGTGTACTAAGTGACACCGGACAACTTCCCGATGGACTGACTGCTAATGTTGTTGCTTTTGCGATCACTACTGGATCTGGTATCACAACTAATACAAATATTAAACTTGCAAAAACTCTTAATGATGCTATAAATGGAACACCTCTTACGATTAACGAAAAAGGTGGATCACTTAAGGTTGTAAGTAGAGTATCTGATAAAAATTCTGGAGATATTGGACATCCAGTTCAATATGATTCCACTAATTCTCAATGGTATATTAAGGTAGCTACCGCATCAACAGAAAATAGTATCTATCCAACCATTGTAAGTTTAGGCACAACTTCACTTGGTCAAGCCACACCAAGAACATTTATCAATAGAAAATCTGATACAAGATCTTCTATTGATAGAACTTATAGAATGAGATACGTTATCCCACAAAATTCTGGTGCTGCAGCACGACCACCTATTGAAGGATTCATTATTCAGGAATCTAATACGTCCATAGGTTCAACTGATTCAGAGATTCAAACCTATTTTGGAAGTGGTTCTCTTACGAATGTAAATCAACAAAGAAATTTTAGATTTATATCTGGTGCTAGTTGGGATGGATCTAGTGCTATCATTGACACTGAACTGCCACACAACCTTTCAGTTGGATCATTAGTTGCTATAAAAAATATTACAAGTACAAATAACTCTACAGGCACACAAAATCTAGGATTTAATAGACATTTTAGTGTGACAGGTATTTCTAGTTCAAAAACCTTTACAGTTGGATTGACCACCGACCCAGGAACGTTTACGAATGATGTTGATACAAGAACGACATCACTTCCTTACTTTGAACGTAAAAAGTATTCTAATACTTACTATGTTTATAGACTGTCGGAAGCTCAAAAATATATCAATGGAGAGCAAGATGGTGTTTACTATGTAAGTGTTCTTAATGCATCAAATTCTCCAACCGTTTCCCCATTTACTGGCGATCAATATTCTCAACCAGTTAAAGAACTTTTTCCACAAACAAGTAGAGATAATCCTGTCTCTGACCCAGATGCCGCAACTTGTTTTGCAACATCTAGTTTAATTGGTCTCGTTGAAACTGATGACCCAAGAAAAAGTGTTACAAAAGAGACTGTTAACAAAATAAATGATGATAAAAATATTGGTATAGGAATTACTGATATATCATCAGCAACTGGTGTTGCTCATACTATACACACTCAGTATGATCATGGTCTGAATAGAGTTACTCAACTTTCTATCGTAGATGGTGGTGCGGGATATGGATCTGGATCTGCAGGAGATATTTACAATGCTAAATTGGTATCAATTGGTGCCTCTGTTACGGGAAAACATGCAACAGCAAAACTAACTGTTAATGCAAGTGGAACTATCACTGCCGTGAAAGTCATGGACGGTGGTTCCGCATATGGTATTGGCAACACAATGAACGTTGTTGGGGTTACTACTACTGGATCATTCTCTCAAGCAGTGGTTCAAGTTAGTAAAATTTATAATAATGTAGGTGATACCATAAGAATGGTTGGAGTGAAATCCGATTCCTACTCCGATTATAATCAACTTTATAGGATTACTGATGTTGCAATTGGATCTGCCACTACAGTTAGTGTCGCGGCAGCATCATCCATCTCAGCAGATAAGATATCGGGATCAATCGGTGCTACTTTAACATCAGATGCGTATTTCTATGTAACTGGCGAAGTAATCAATGTCAATACCTTTACATATACAGGTGTGTCTGGTATCGCTACCGTGACCACACATAATAGACATGGATTATCTGTTGATAGAAAAGTAAGAATTGCTGGAGCAGATCAGACTCAATATAATGGTTCATTCATTGTCACTAAAATTAATTCTCTCACTTCATTTGAAGTTCAACTTGGTGTTAGCACTTTAGCTCCATCCGCCTCTGGAACTATTTTTGCTCTTCCTGAGGGATTCACTTCTAATGATGGTAATATTACCGTTGAAAATGAAAACTTGTCTGGACGCATGATTCCAACCTATGCTGGAATTACCACCACAATATCGTCGGCAATTGTAAATGCTACAACTGATCAAATTTCAATACAGTCAATAGGTGATCTTGACATTAATATTGGTGATTACTTAATGATTAATAGTGAGATAATGAGAGTCAAGACCACAACAACTGGTTCAAATCCAGTTACTGTATTCCGTGGTATTCTTGGATCAAAAGCAACTTCTCATGTAATCAACTCTGTAATTAGAAGAGTAAGAATTGAACCTATTGAACTTAGAAGACACTCAATTATTCGTGCTTCAGGACATACATTTGAGTACGTAGGATTTGGACCTGGTAATTACTCTACTGCATTCCCAGATAAACATGATCGTGCTATTTCTGTTGATGAAGAACTGTTATCACAGTCTGGTAAAAGAGATGGTGGAATTAACTTCTATACTGGAATGAATGATAAGGGTATTTCATATTCTGGTAATAAACGTCTTAGTACAATCACTGGTAGAGAAGAAATTTTTGACACTCCTGTAGAAACTATAGAGGGTGAAGATATTGCAGAACTTCCAAATCTTAATGTTATTGAACCTGTAGAAGGTGTATTCTCAAGATCGATTAAAGTTGAGGGTGGTCCAGATAACAAGGTTATCTCTAAATTTAATGGACCCATTATTGTTAACAATAAACTGACGATTAATTCACCCAAGGGTGTTGAATCTAACTCACTATTCTTACAAGGAGACGCAACAGTATCTAGAAAATATACTGTTGGTATTGCAACTCCAACATTGTCTGGTAACCCAGGTGATTTAGTATACAATGCTAATCCGACTGATGGCGATTATGTTGGTTGGATATACAGTGTTCAAAATGATTGGCGTCGTTTTGGTGCTATCAGTTTAGAAACTGATTCCAACGTCATGGTATTTAATAAGGTTGGTGTTGGAACTACCGGACCTGGTGAAGCAACATTTAAAATTGGTGCTGGAACAACTCAACTTTCAGTCGATGGAGACGGAGTTGGTATTGGTACAACTGCCAATGGATATAAACTGCACGTCTTTGGGGATGTCAATATTGGTGGCAATATTAATGCTGGAGTTATTACTGGAACAACTTTCCGCGGTGATGGTTCAAATCTAACGAATATTAATGTATCTGCTGCTGGTTGGACAAACGATGGAGGTATTCTTTATAATACTTCTCTCGGATCTGTTGGTATCGGAACATCTGTAACTAGTGTTAACTTAACAGTTGGTGATATTCATGAAAATGCCGGTGCTGGTAGAAGCACAACTTTATTAGTTCATGGGCAGGGTACTTTTACCGGTATAGTCACGACTAAAGATGCGATAGTTGTTGGTGTTCTTACTGCATCAGATTATGATCTTGATAATAGTTCAACTGGTAGAATAAATGTTGGTATTGCAACTATCGGAACACTAAATGTTGGAACTGGTGGAACAATCATTACATCATCAAATTCAGTTGGTGTTGGATCTGTCGGTATTAACTCCACCACGCCTCAGGCAACACTTGATATTGATGGACATACACTCTTCAAGACTTACTCTGAGAGAGTTAAGTATCTTGATATCTCATCTAATGTTGTTACGGTTGATCTTTCACAGGCTCAGACATTCATTTGTACTGCTACTTCGGATATTACGCAATTTACTTTGACTAATTTACCAATTCAAGCAACCTCATTTACATTAAGAGTTGAGCAGGATGCAACAGGCAGTCGCTCTGTTGGTATAGATACATTTAAGACCACTGGTGGTTCCACAATTCCAGTCTATTGGCCAGGAAATGTTGTGCCACAAGTTACGACAACCGCAAGTAGAACTGACATTTATTCATTCAAGATTTTTGATGGTTCAAATCCGACAACATCTGGTCTATATGGCGTTGTAAGTGGTCAAAACTTCCTGAACTGATAACAAATGGAAAATATTTTCTACAGAGGTCTTCCAACAGATCTAGAGTTAAATGGACCTGTACTCTCATTTTTAGAAAACCCAGTGGGGGTTGGTAGTACAGTCACTGGTTCGGTTACATTATCAGGAATAGCAACAGTTTCGTGGGCAACAACATCACCATCATCTATTGGTAGTATTGATTATCAATGGTATGAGGTTAATGTTGGCGCATTAAGTGATGGATCAAATATTAGTGGATCTGGAACCACTACTCTTACAATTTCTAATTTAACAAGTCCAGGTGATAATGGTAGAAAGTTTTACCTTGAAGCAGATTATAATGCAACTAATGAATATGATAGTGAATTAAAGGGAACTGGTAATGCAATTAATGAACCCATAAATTCCGGAATTGCAACGATTACAGTTGATCCGTTAATTGAAATCATAGCACAACCAAGTACCACAGAAACAATAGTAAATCAAAGCAGAACTTTTACAATTGATGCAGGATTAACTGATGAAACATATGGTGATGTCACATATCAGTGGTCACTTAATGGCAGTGAGGTATCTGATGGAACAGTGACTGAGACTATTGGTTCAACAGCATTAGAAGAAGGATTTCAATCATTTAGTTATGATTCAGATGCAACACTTGATTTAATTGATGCACGGGATATAACAATAACTATTGCTGGTGGTGGCGGCGGTACTGGATCTACTAGAGGGGGGCATTTTGGTAGAGCTGGAAGACTTCCATATGCTTCTGGAGAAACCATAACAAGAACTCTAAGATTTCAAGTCGGAAGAAGAGGAAATTCTTCTGTAGGCAGTAATGGTGGTCTTGGTGGTGCTAGTAGTTATGCTGCTGGTGGTTCTGGTGATGTCCCAGCTCGCGGCGGCGGCGGTGGTGGTGGCGGCGGCGGAGGTGCCAGTGCTGTATATGACGAAACTTTAGGAAGGTATACCATTGTATCCGCTGGCGGCGGTGGTGGTGGAGGATCTCTAGGACCATCAAACGATAGAGGGGGTGGATTAGGTTTTGGTAGAGCGAGAGATGCAATGTCAAATAGTACTAGTTCACCAAAACCAGGAGGTGATGGAGTGAGCGGTGGCGGCGGTGGAGGTGGTGGTGCAACTCCATCTAATTATGGTGGTCATGGTGATGGTGGTAATAATAGAGATGGAAATGGTGGGGCAAGTGGATTTGATACAAGAACTGCTGATTTTGCATATGACGGATGGGGAGTAAGTACTAATGGGTATATTAGTATTTCTTACACTGGAAAAGTTGCAGTTGATACTACTTTAACTAGAAATACAATTATATCTGGTTCAAATACTCCAACATTAACATTAACCTCAGATCAAGTTGGAATTCAGACTGTTTCTTGCAAGGTATCCAGTTTAGTTGCAACTAATACTCCAGGAATTAGTACCACAGCAAATTTTGTTGTGCGGGAGAACGCAGAACAATATTTACTTAATATTGAAGGAATAAATGGAACAGACACTGCTAATTTAAGCACTATAGATTTATTCAATGGAGAGCATGAGTTTACAACATTTACAGGAGACCCCACATTAGGATCATTTAATAGTTTGTATAGTTTTTACTGTCCAGACAGAGATATTGATGTAGAGATGGATTTATATGGAGGAAAAGGGTCCAACTCTGGTTCATTTTCTGGCGGTGAGGGTGGATTTTCAAGATTTAGACTTACATTAGAAAAAAATGTTGAATACGTAATTGCTGGATTGATTGAGTCAATTAATACTCCATTTTTCTATAGAAAAGCAACTTTAATTGCATGTGTTGGTGGTGGTGGAGATGCTGGCAGTAGTAATAATGGTGGATTTGGTGGTGGAATAGGTATTGCGGGACAAAATGGACTGGGTAGTGGATCTAGTGGTGGAGATTTAATTACAGCAGGAACATTGCCAGAAAACGGTGTGTTTAGTTCTATGGTTCCACAGGAAACTGCTATCGCACCAGATGGTTGGAATAGTGGAAGTTCTGGTGGTAGAGTAAGACCATGCACCAGAGGTGTATATTGGAGACAACAAGGAAAATCACCTTGCGAAGATTTGGGCACAATCAAGTTTAGAATTGCTGACGGAACTGAAGTATCAAATACTGCCGAAATTGATCGTGGATATAAATCAGGATATAATATTATTCAAAATAAGGGAGTGGGAATTCCAGAAAACACTGGACGTGGAAATGGTGGTGCTGGTGCAGTTGGTGGTGATGGTGGAAGTTCACTAAATTCTGGTGCGGGTGGCGGTGGATCAGGATATACTGATGGATCTATATCTATTATTAGCACTCAACTTGGTGGTAGTAATGAAAATGCTAGAGTTGTAATTAGATTTGCTGAACCTATTAAAATTGGAAATCTAAATCATACCTTTAATAATGTTACAGATACTAATACTTTCTTTGAATACTCTGGAGCAATAGTATTCGCAAAAGCCGAATCCCCAGGTTCTCCTGATCAACAGGTTGGCACATCTACGAATCTTAAACATTATATTATTACTATGAATAAACCTTATAGTAGTATAATTGTTAGCAACATATCAAGTACAACTTCAGGTGGAGGCAGTGGAGTTGATACATCAGGACCTGCAAAAGTGGAGAAAGTTTCTAGTAGTGACACTCAGTGGAGAATTTGGTTTAGAAAAACTAATGGTTTTAACACATATGTAAGATCATTCACAGTTGAAGGAATTGATTAGGTTGTATAAATAATAAAAAGTAATCACGGGGGAGAGTGAACCCGAATGGCAGTCAATAAAAATTTTGTTGTCAAAAATGGATTAGAAGTAGCAACAGATGTAATTCTGGCAAATGCTTCTACCAAAAATGTCGGTATTGGTTCTACCCAACCATCTCTCACCTTAGATGTAAGAGGTGGAATTGGTGCTACTGATCTCCAAGTTACTGGATTCTCTACGTTTACAAAGGATATCCAAGTAGGAGCATCTGGTAGCGTTTTTTATGTCAGCAACTCCACCAACATGGTTGGTGTTGGAACATCAGTTCCTGCTTATGCTTTAGAAGTCCGTGGTCCTGTTAGTACAGGTGTCACGGCACTTTATGTTCGTGGTGACGTGCGTGTCACTGGTGATCTTAACCTTAGTGATGTTAACGTCAATGATCTGACAGTTAGTGGTGCATTAGATGTAGACGGACACACAGAACTTGATGATGTAAATATTGCTGGTGTTGTTACTGCAACATCATTTACTGGTGATGGTTCCAACTTAACTGGTACTGCTACAAATTTAACAGCAACTATTGGAATTGCCTCTGGTGGAACAACTATTGGATCTGGCATTACTATGGTTGACTTCACAGCGACCAATGCGACTGTTACAGTTGCCGCTGGTTCTGCTACTCCAACTGGTGTAGCAACCGTAAACGTTCAACCAAGTGTATCACTTGGACTTGCAATCGCACTTGGCGGTTAATTTAATAAATACTCTTAACACATAAGGAAAGATGGCAGAAGTTTTTCAAAATCAAGTAGTTAGAGCTGTGGGAGTTGTAACTAGTTATAGTGGAAGCACCGTAGCCGCAGCAAGCACTGCGATTACAGTTACGGCACTTACTGGTATTGGCGTTTCTTTCCTGGTTGATAATCCAAACTTTATTGCTGGAACTAAAGTTGTCTCAACCAGTCCAGTATCAGGTGGTGTGGGAACGGTTTTCACCGATAAAAATTCTACTAATACCTCATCAGCATCTAGTCAAGTTGTTAGATTTCTTGGTCCAACGACAGCATTTACCTCACCCTCTGCAACGAAGAGTATCATAATTGGTGGAACGTTTGCAAATAATACAAATGGTAGTGTAAATCTCAGTGTTGAAATGTATGATACCAGTGTTGGGGTTACTTCTACGGGGTCAGTTGCAATAGCGAGCAAGATTCCTGTTCCTAGTGGAAGTTCTTTTGTTATTTCGGATACTGGTAAAACTCTATTGGAAGGCGGAGATGAGTTAAAGGTTTATTGCGATACAACTGACGCAATAGATGTCAGCCTGAGCATCCTGACAGGAGTTAACTAATGGCAGATAGAAACGGTTATATTGGAAGAGCACCTAGTGACTCATCGGTCATAGTAGCGAGACAAACTTTTTCACCCACTGGAGTTACGACTGACTTCACTTTTTCATCTGGTTATACTGTAGGATACTTTGATATCTTTATTAATGGTGTAAAGATGATAGAAGGAAGTGATTATACTTCCACGAATGGACTTACTTTCTCAGTATTAAATGGTGGAGTAACTAGTGGTGATGTAATTGAAGGTGTCGCATATAAAGCATTTAATTTAGTTGATGGAAAAGTTGGTATTTTATCTGCTGGATCACTTATTGGGAATGCAAATAATCTTAATTTTGTAGGCACTGGAAATACATTTTTACTTAATGGCACTACAGTTGATATTGCTATATCTGGTGGTGGTGGTGGTGCCGGTGCTGGTGGAACGTGGTCTACAAACGCCTCAGGTATTCATACTACAAAGAATGTAGGTATTGGAACCATCCTTCCAACAGGAAATCTTGAAGTTAGTGGAAATGACGGAGTTAATATATCAAATGCAACTAGAACAGGATCTAATGGAGCGCAGTGGAGATTTATTCCACATAATGGCGGTGCAGGCGAGAGTCCAACTAATCTAAGACTTTATGAAGGTGCTGGTGCAACTGAAGTCATCAACATTACTAAAACTGGTCTAATTGGTGTCAACACCATGGCTCCAGGAACTCTTCTTGAATTAAAAGGTGAGAGTAGTAAAGAAGCAACAGTTACATTCAATAGACAACCAGTCCAAGGCACTAATGATGGCATTATTGGTCAGTTCCTATTTGAAAATGCTACAGACAGTGTAGCATTACTTGCCGTAAAACGTGAATCTGCCTTAGATGATGCATATATTCAATTTGCAACTCAACCAGCTGGTGGTGGTCTAACGGAAAGGCTTCGCATAGACTCAAATGGTCGGTTGTTATTGGGAGCGACTAGTCATAGTAATTTAATTCGTCTTGGACAGGCATTTGCCGTTGCTACTACTGATCAATTTGGTGGGGGATCATTCACAGGATTCAACGGAACCACAGCTAGCGAGGGTCCAGTCCTTGATCTTCAAAGATCCAGAGCAACAACCAAATCACCTGGAACAGTTGTAGCATCTGGAGATCGTTTAGGTTCTCTTGTTTTTAGAGGAGACGATGGAACTGACTTTGCTGACGCAGCTTTTATGCTTGGCGAAGTTGATGGTACTCCAAATGGTGGTTTCGTCCCTGGTAGATTAACATTTTACACAGGCACTACTTCTGCCGTTCCAGCAGAGAGACTTCGTATAAGTTCTGCTGGTAATGTTGGCATCGGGGAAAATTCTCCATACTACAAACTTCATTTAAAGACTGACAATTCTGCTACATCGCTTTCTGGTGGCACCAGCGGCAACTGGGGTAGCGATGGTATAAGAATTGAAAATTCTAATAATACTGCTGGTAGTTTGTCGTTGGCACATTTTAGAAATTTTGATGCTGACTGGCACATTGGAAGTAAGTATGTTGCTTCTAATATCTCAGATTTTGTTTTTTTTGCAGAAGGTAATGAAAAACTTCGTATCCTTTCTGATGGAACAACTTCAGTAGGTGCATTATCAGCAACACCAGGAACAATTGCAGCAGGGAGTTTAGTTGTAACTAATTCTAATGCTGGATTCTTTAGTAATGTTGGTGGTGATGCAAAGTTTGGTAGTTCTGATAATAATAATGTTATATTCCAAGTAAATGGAGCTGAAAAAGTTCGTATTGCTACATCAGGACAAATTGGTCTTGGTGGTGCTAACTACGGAACATCAGGTCAGGTATTAACTTCTAATGGTTCCGCAAGTGCTCCTTCATGGCAGGATACTTCTGGTGGTATTACTACAGAGGCATTTACTTCATCTGGTATTGTTACCGCAGTTCGTCTTGGTACAGCAGTAGATCATAAGATTACTGCAACTGGTATCACTACAATCACATCAAGTGGTTCAGGAACAGAGGGAGAATCACATACAATTCGTATTGTAAACTCTGGTATTGCAACTGTTGGATTCAGCACATACTTCTTGTTCCCATCAGGATCAGCACCATCATTACCAACAGCAGATGGTGCGATTAGTTTAATTTCTTTCACCGTACATGATTCTGTAGGAGCAGGTTGCACACAACTACTTGCGGGTGCTTCTGTAAACTTTAGTTGAGAGGTAGATAAATGGCAGGAATAGCACACGTTATCACCCCTGATAGTGCATCAGGTGCTCAGGTTATTGACGGCAGTTTGAGGTTTAATGATGATAACGAACAATTTTTAAAAAAAACTCCAAGTTATAGAGGTAATAGAAGAACATTTACTTTTTCTTGTTGGACAAAACGTAGTGAACTTGCAGCATATCCTGTATTGTTTAGTGCAGGATCAGCCTCTGGCGACGTAGGATATTTACAATTATCGTTTGAAATTAATCCTTTATCCGTATATATTAGGCACAATACAGGTGGAAACCCTGGAACTTGGGTAATTCCAACAAGTGCATTTTTCAGGGATACTTCCTGGTATCACATTGTTATGGCAGTAGATACCACTGCTGCTGCTTCTGATAGAGATAAATTATATGTCAATGGAGCAGAACAATTAATATCCAATCTTCCTACAATTACAGAAAACTTTGAGTTTCTGGTCAATAATAATGGTATATTACATCAAGTAGGTGCAGGTAGAAATCAAGCAGGTGCTACTAGTGTTTGGTATGATGGACATCTTTCCAATGTATATTTCATAGATGGTCAAGCACTTGGACCTGAATATTTTGGATTCACTGATCCACTCACAAATACTTGGAAACCTAAAAAAGTAGAATTTCCTAAGAGAACTTTTACTAATCCAAAGTGGTATTCTTCAGCAACTTTATATACTAGTGTTGCTGATGTAGTTGCTAATGCTACAGATCGTGGAAATGGTGGTGTAACTGTAAGCAATGAATATTGCTATCTAGTATTCAATGATGGTGGATATGCAAATAGTGGTGGTGGAGCCAATTCACCAGATTATCCAGTATGGACTGATACTGCATCTTTTGATGACGGTAGTGGAGGCACAACCACTAGAGTTTTTTATTATGATACTAGTGAAGGTGATAATTGGTTCAATGCCGCATCATATAATTCAAGTGCTGGTGAGTGGAATCAATGGAGATATTCAACCAGTTCTTCATATTCACCCTATACAATAGGTAAAGATCTTGGTATTGATGGTGGAAACATGTTTGTATTCTGTGCTAATGCTAGCACTGCTAATCCCACAAGTGCTGGAAAATTATCATCAGCAACTCTTCCAACTTTTGATACTGGTTCTTTTCATGTTCAGAATTTAGTAAGAGATACTTTCAATACTGGTGGAAATTCGTTTTATCTTCCGTTTGATGGAAACTCACCAATTGTAGAAGATAAGTTTAACAATGGAAACAACTGGACACCAGTAAACTTTGGTGGTTCAGTAGAACTTGATAAATCAACAGGTGCAAAACCCATTCTGAATACAACTCCAGGTGGAACACATGCAGGAGTTGGTGTATTTGGAAGTAAGCAGAATGTAGGATATGCTGTCACTGTCTATAATGATGGTGGTGGAAACAAGTATTATATTGATGGAGTTAAGCAAGATACAGTTACAGGATTAATTCGTGGTGCAACATATACCTTTGATACATCTGATAGCACAGTATCATCACACCCATTTAGATTTTCTGCGACTAGTAACGGAAGTCATGGTGGTGGATCAGAGTATACAAATGGTGTAGCAGCAATCACAGGTGCAGCAACAACCATTACTGTTCCGCATGATGCTCCAAATACCTTATATTATTATTGTACGTCTCACTCTGGGATGGGAGCTGATATCACAGGTATCACCACAAATGAGAAGTTAGCAGATCAATATGCATCAAATATCGTTTTTGCATCTCCGTTAGTTGGTGTCAATAATGATGTATGTGCTTCTATTGCCTGCACCATGACAAATAAGTCAGTAACATCAAATGGTGATGCTGCTGCAGCAAATGAGCAGAGCAACTTTTATGCTGGTAGTTTTGAATTTGATGGTACTGGTGATTATTTGAGTAGTAGTAGTTCTGATTTATCATTTGGTACTGGTGATTTTACTGTTGAGTGTTGGGTTTATCAAACTTCTAATGCTGATAGTAATGATGGCATTTTTCAAATATCAACAAACTCTGGTGGACTGAATCCTTCAAATTCAAACTCTATAACCTTGCAGGCGCATGATGACAGTAAATACAGAATATATGCGAATGATACTGCGACACCAATGTCCACATCAGTTATTACAGACAAGTGGGTTCACTTGGCAGTGGTTCGTGATTCTGGAACTACAAAACTATTTGTAAATGGAATTCAGGATGCTACAACAATTTCAGATTCAAGGAATTATAGTGGAACATATCTTGCTATTGGTGGATATTTTAGCACATCATATCTTTGGGTAGGATACATTCAAGACTTCCGTGTTTACAAAGGAGTAGCAAAATACACCAGTGACTTTGTAGTTCCTGCAACCAACCCAGATATTCTCCCAGACACTCCATCAGGTGTAAGTGGTAGTTCTAAACTCACCAAGATTACTGAAGGTGCTGTGAGTTTTGATGGTTCTTCTGGTACTAGTCTCACTGTATCAAGTGCTGGAAGTATGATTAGAACTAATGATTTTACCGTTGAATTTTTTATATATTCCGATAGCACTGTTGATTCAAGAGTGTTTTCATTAGGACAAAATAATAATACAGGTTCATTAGTCATAATAAAAGATAGTGATGGAATTAGAGTCAATTGGGAATCAAATGGAGCATCGGGAGGAGATCTAAATGTAGTTAAATCTGGGTGGCACCACGTTGCAGCAGTTAGAAGTAGCAATAATCTTAAAGTTTATATTGATGGAAAATTAGATAAAGATTACGGAACAGTTTCAGTTGATTTTGATGCCAGTACTTTGTATATTGGTGATGATTCAACTGTTGGAAGTTCAGAACTTACAGGTATCATCTCTAATCTCCGTGTAGTTCAATCGGCACTCTACACATCAAACTTCACACCACCATCTGCACCACTCACAAATGTAACCAACACAAAACTTCTGTGTTGTCAGTCAAATACATCTGCAACTGAGGCTGCTGTATTTCCTGGAACTGGTCAGCAATATACATTGCAAGTGTCTGGAAGTGACTATAATGCCACTTATTCAAAAGATAAGATGTTTGATTCTAGTGAGGTTAGTGCTTATCTTGCTGGAGATTCATCTAATGTCAACTGGACAATACCAGGTGGTTTAGCATTTTCTTCTAAATTAAGAGTGCGTGCCCAAGGTAGTGGATCTACTGGCACAATCACTTTCAATTGGGATGGTGGTAGTTATGATCTTACAGTTTTGAATGCAGGAGCACAGTATTATGATGTCACATCTAATGTAACCAGTCCAATCACTAGTATTACATGGACAACAGGTGCTAGTGCTGTTGGTCCATATGTAAGTGCATGGGAAGTGGATGACAGTTTACTGGTAGATAGAGGTCCAATTGCAGTCGGAAACGTAACAGCAACCAACTTCAACCCATTCAACACTGATATCAACACAGTTCGTGGACAAGAGACTGGTTATGCTACTTGGAACCCCTTGACCAATAGAGGTATAGTCACTACAAGCGATGGAAACCTTACTGCTAATGCGATAAACTCGGGTTATGGATATACACTTAGCACGATTCCGGTAAGTAGTGGCAAGTATTACTGTGAAATCAGTTTTGAAGGGACAATGAGTCACAATACCAATTACAACTACATTGGTATTGTTCCGACTGATTCTGCCGCTAACTACACTGGTCAAGATATATTCCGTGCTGATGGAGCGTTGTCTATCGACTCCAATAGTAGTGTAATCAGAGGAACTATTGGCACCGGCAGTGGCGACACCAATAACACTTATCAGTCTTCTTATGGATTTGATGAGAATGACACTATTGGAATTGCCATTGATTGTGATACACCGCAAGTAACGTTCTACAAAAATGGCACTAGCATTGGAACTTTTCCACACACAATGCAGTCAAATAAGTCGTGGGTTTTATTTGTAAATGATTGGGCGAATGCCGCTGATTTTACTGGCTATATCCTTAATGCTGGTCAAAGAACCTTTAAGTTCCCACCACCAGATGGTTTCCAACCAATGAATGCTGCTAATACACGTCCAGAGACTGTGATTGCTCGTCCTGATCAGTATGTTGGTATTACTACTTACATTGGTAATGGAGGTACAAAGTCCATTAGTGATCTTAAATTTAATGCAAAACCAGATTTAGTGTGGATTAAGAATAGAGACTCAACTGAAAACCATATGCTTTTTGATACTGTTAGAGGTGCTTATCAGTATCTTTATCCTAATGCAGTAAACAAATCAAATGATGGAACTTCTTATGATCGCACGTTAACCAAATTTGATTTTAACGGTTTTACTCTGAAAGATGATTCAGGTGGAGGTGGATGGTTAGTAAATAAAGACGGTGATGATTATGTTAGTTGGTGCTGGAAGGCTGGTGGAAACCTTGATCCTGATCTGAGATGTACTACGAGAATGACAGGAAATGTATATTCTGGAGAAGGTTCATATGATAATCTATTTGATGGAAGTGTAAATACATATGCATTACCTGATCCATCACTAACTTGGTCTCCCACTAACTGGACAGAAGCAAATTCGGTTACAAGTTTTAGAATACATGCAACAAGATATGCAAATGGGGGAAGTGGAGGAACATTAACAGTTGTACATAGTGGAGGAACAGTAAATATAACTGTAAACACTAATCTTAGAGTATGGCACGATGTCTATTCAAGTGGAACTAATTATATAACAGATATACAAAGTGTTACTTGGACTAAAGAAGGTAGTGCTGGATCTAGTTACAATACTAACAGTTATGTTTTGGTATTTGCTTTTGAAATTAATGGAACTGTAGTAACAAATACCGCATGTGGACCAGCACCAGTAAATAACTACTATATTGATGATGTAGGTTATGCAACAACAACTGCTGCAGGATTAACATCAGGAAATCTTACAGGTGCTTCCGTGAATACAAAAAACGGATTTTCAATCCTAAAATATACAGGGAACAGTACAGGTTCAAATGCTGGTTCGGAGCAACAACTTTCTCACAATATGGGTAAAGTGCCAGCATTTGTGATAGCAAAAAATTTAGATAAAAGTCATAATTGGAGTGTTCTTCATCACAAATTTGAACCATCTGGTTATGATTATTATAGAAATGCGCTTTATTTAAATACAACTGATGCCGCACCAAATACAAATAATGTAAGACCTTGGGGGGGTGTTGCTCCAACAACATCAATAATAACAGTTTCTAATGCAACAACTCCCAATAGTCAACAATCTTTAAATTATAATGGTGATGATTATATTTTGTATATGTGGGCAGAAATCCCCGGACTGCAGAAATTTGGCAGTTACGAAGGAAATTCTGATGATAATGGTCCCTACGTAGAATTAGGTTTTCGTCCCTCAATTTTATGGGTGAAAAATATTGATGCATCTGGTAATTGGGTAGTTCATGATAATCAAAGAAATAAATTTAATCCTGCTGGTAAAGTACTAAAACCTGACACTAATGGACAGGAAGATTCTTCAACCAGTAACTACGTTGACTTCTTGTCTAACGGTTTCAAGATTCGCAACAGCCAAAGCAAATGGAATGCCGGTTATACTTACATCTATTGTGCCTGGGCAGAAGCACCAACAGTTGACTTGTTTGGTGGGGGTGCTAATGCCCGCTAACATAAATAACTAAAAAGTAGAATGCGATGGCAATAGGCAATCCTATAACATTAACAAATAATGTTGCGTCTAAGATCATCAGTGTAACTGCAACAGCAGATCAAACTCTGTTTACAGTCACTGGTGGTTATCGCATCAATCAACTTGCAGTTTTTCGTAATGGTGTAAGACTTGTAAATGGAGCAGACTTCACTGCGAATGATGGTGCGACTGTTACTTTGCTAACTGCAGCGAACAATAATGATAGTCTTGAGTTTCAAGTCTTTGATACCTTTAGAGTTGATGAAGCAATCCATGCAAATGAAGCATCTCAAACAATCAATGGTAATTTAACTCTTACTGGAGATCTTACTGCATCAGGAAATGTATCTGTTGGTGGTTCATTAACATATGAAGATGTAACCAACGTCGATTCTGTTGGTGTTGTTACTGCAAGATCAGGAATACAAATTCCAAATGATAGCGGCAAATTGAGATCTGGAACTGATCTTGAGATGCAGGTATTTCATGACGGGACAAATAGCGTCGTCAAAGATACCAGAAATTCTGGTAAGGTAAGAATACAAGCTGATAATTTTGATGTTATTGATAAAGATGCATCTATAACGATGCTTTCTGCTACTAGCACAGGTGTGTCATTACTGGGTGATATAGATGTCGCTGATAAGATTGTTCATACTGGTGATACTAATACTGCAATTAGATTCCCTGCTGCTGATACGTTTACGGTAGAAACTGCTGGTAGTGAGAGACTTCGTGTTAATTCAAGTGGTTTTGTCGGTGTCAATACTGATAGTCCAGGAAGACAATTAACTGTCAGTGGTAGTGCTTCTGAAGGTGTTATTCAAATCACTAACAACACTTCTGGTGGTACTGCTGGTAATGGATTTGAATTATTACATTTTACAAGTGGTGAGACGCAGTTACTTAACCGTGAAAACGGTGCGATGCGTTTTGATACAAATAATACAGAAAGACTTCGCATAGACGCAAGTGGTCGGTTGCTCCTGGGCACGACGACTGAAGGTGAAGCAAATGCCGATGATTTAACTATTGCTACTTCAGGTCATACTGGAATGACTATTCGTAGCGGGACTGCAAATAGAGGCAATATCTATTTTTCTGACGGGACGTCTGGAGATGCTGAATATCGTGGAATTATTGAATATAACCATGATGGAGATACTTTAAAGCTTGGTACTGCTAACTATGTTCGAGCAACAATCGACAGCTCTGGGCGGTTGCTTGTTGGAGCCACGAGTGCTTTTGACGGTGGTTCAGATACTTTGCTCCAAGTTTTATCAACCGGAGGCGCAAGACTTGCTTTAGCTAGAAACGATACGACGACTGCAGCAAATGATTCTATTGGTCGCATTCGTTGGTATGGCAATGATTCAGATGGCAACTACGACGAATGTGCTCGTATAGAAGTGATTGCAGATGCTGATCATGCGAGTACTAGCAAACCGTCTGCGCTCACATTCAACACGACTGCAGCCAGCGCAGAGTCACCAACAGAGGCGATGCGAATTGACTCAAGTCAACGAATCACTGCTAAGGCAGGTGCGATTGCTGAAATTGATACACTTACAAGTGCATCTACGGTCACTCCTGATTTTGCTGCCAGCTGCAACTTCACCTTAACGCTTGGACATAATGTCACCTTGGCAAATCCAAGCAACCTAACTGCAGGTCAATCGGGTTCAATTTTCTTAATTCAAGATGGAACTGGATCCAGAACCATAACTTTTGGAAACCAGTATGACTTTGCTGGCGGGACCGCACCCACGCTTTCAACTGCGGCTTCAAGTGTGGACAGATTAGATTATTTCGTTCGCACTTCTAGTTCTATTCACTGTGTTGTTACCCTTGCATATTCATGAGTTTATTTCATACTAACACACTTCTTGGTGCTTCTGGATCAGGAGGTGATCCTTTATATGTTGATGATGTATTCAGTGTTGACTTGTGGGATGGCACTGGAAGCACGCAAACGATCACGAATGGAATTGATTTAGCGGGTGAAGGTGGAATGGTATGGACTAAGGCTAGAGAGGTCGCGAATGAGAATCATATGATTCATGATTCTGAAAGAGGAAAAACTGGGTCATATTACGACGCACTACAAACGAATGTAAGCAATGCTGATTACACAGACGCACCCTATGGTCCGACTTCTTTCAACAGTGATGGGTTTACTTTAGGTGGCAATAATGCACAATTTAATGGCAATGGTGATGGTAGTTATTGCTCCTGGACTTTTCGCAAGTGCCCAGGATTTTTTGATATCGTAACTTGGACCGGAAACGGTAGTAATCGGACCATTTCTCATAGTATTGGCAGTACGCCTGGATTTATCATTGTGAAAAGAACTAGTAATACTGAGGATTGGACTTGTTGGCATAGAAGTCTTGGAGCTACCAAATACGTACAGCTTAATGGCTCCAACCTTTCGTCTGCGGCAACCTTATCGACGATATGGAATGACACAGAACCAACATCCACTGTTTTTTCAGTAGGTACGCATGCTCGTGTGAACACTAATGGTGAAACATATGTTGCCTACATTTTCGCTCACGATGATCAATCGTTTGGTACGGATAGTGACGAGGCGATTATTAAATGTGGAACTTTTGTAGGAGCAAGCAGTCCCAATAACTTCGTTAACATTGGGTTTGAACCTCAATTTTTGATTACAAAACAATATGATGACTCAGGTCAAAATTGGGAGATAGCTGACATTATGCGTGGCGCTGGTACTCAGTCTGGTATCGATGAGGGCAAAAGGCTTTTCGCAAATACTGCTGATGATGAAGAAGGTTATAACAGATTTTCGCCAAAACCAACTGGATTTGACCATCACGTTAGTGGTGCTACTAATGATAACTTCATCTACATCGCAATCCGCCGTCCGCATAAACCGCCCGAGGCTGGAACGGATGTGTTTAAAGCATTTCAATGGTCAGGTAATAGTTCATCTCAAGCTTTAACCGTTCCATTTGCACCCGATTTAATGCACGTACAAGGGTTGAGTATTGGAACTACACCTCATTTTATTGATATTTTGAGAGGCAGATCTAAACCTCTTGTTACCAGTGCTACAGATGCTGAATACACCGCTGCTCAAGGCGTTCTAGAGTTTAGGGAGGATGGTGCCGTTAAAATAGGTAGTGATAGTTCATTTAACCTGAATGGTCACAGTTTTGCAGGATTTTCATTGAAACGTGCTCCAGGGTTCTTTGATATGGTGGCTTGGGCAGGGGATGGCACTAGCAATCGTGCCATTAGCCATAACTTAACAGTTACACCAGAACTATTGATCACGAAAAGAAGAACAAATGCCGATGGTTGGTGGTCTCAATACACTGGTATCTTCGGAACCAATACAGGGATTAGATTAGATCAAAGTTCTGGTTTAAGTACTGGTGTAAGTGCATTCAATAGCACCTCAGCGGCAACTTCTTCTGTTTTTTACATTGGGTCTGACACCGCCATCAATGGAAGCAGCAATAATTACATAGCCTACCTCTTTGCAACCCTTGACGGAATATCAAAAGTAGGCAGCTACTCCGGAACAGGTAATAACGTAGACGTTGATTGTGGCTTCACCGCAGGCGCTCGATTTATACTTATCAAGCGCACAGATAGTACAGGTGATTGGTATTGGTGGGATTCTGTTCGTGGCATCATTGCCGGCAATGACCCATATGCTAGGTTTAATGTTAATGCTAACCAAGTCACAAACACTGACTACATTGATCCGTTAAATTCTGGATTTACGGTGACCTCATCAGCGCCTGCCGCCCTCAACGCCAGTGGCGGCAACTACATCTTCCTTGCTATCGCTTGACATAAATACTAATTAAGGCACTTTTCTTACATGAATATCGCAGAATAATTATGTTAATACGCAATCGCACTACAGGCGCTGTCATCACAATCAGCGAATTTAAATCTTTACACCCTAGAACTGCTTTTCCAAAGCAGATCAATAATCTTGTGCTTGACAGTTTTGGATACGACGCAGTGCTGAATGGTCCTCAAGCTTCTATAAGCGGTCCTTACGAAACCAGTGTTTATGATGGCGTCGAAGAGATTGATGGACAGTGGTTCACTAAGTATGTCGTAGGTCCAGTCTTTACTGACATTGAAGGTGGAGAAACTGCTGCAGAACAACAAACTGCATATCGTGCCAGAATTGACAGTAAAGTTAGTGAAACAGTAAGAAAAGACCGTGATGCACGTCTTGCTGCTTGTGATTGGACTGTTTTGACTGACTGTCAATTAACAACAGAAAAGAAAACAGCATGGCAGACATATCGTCAAGCACTGCGTGATATTCCCAACGCGGAAGGTTTCCCACATTCTTTCACCTGGCCAACAGCACCATAAACTCACTTACAAATCATGTCATCTATCCAGACATAAATAATTTGAAAAGTACTTGGCATAATGACTAGGGCAGTACAAATCGCAGAATTAGGCGATGAAAATGTATTTAAGATTGACGATGATAATAACCGTGTAGGTATTGGTAGTACTCAACCAACCGTAAAACTTGACGTTGGTGGTGATGTATCAATCGCAGACAAGATAATCCATACTGGCGATACTAACACTGCGATTAGATTTCCTGCTGCTGATACATTTACAGTAGAAACTGCTGGTAGTGAGAGACTTCGTATATTATCTAATGGTTTGATTGGTATTGGAACTGATGACCCAGATAATTTTAATGGCAATGCAGACGACTTAGTTATTTTTGGAACAGGACATCAAGGTTTAACGATTAGGTCTGGCACTGCACATGATGGTAGTATCATGTTTAATGATACTAATGATGCTAACCAACGTGGTATTATTCGTTATATTCATACTGATGATGCAATGGCTTTCCACACCAGTGGTGGTGAAGCACTTCGTATAACTTCTGCTGGTCTGGTTGGCATCGGAACTGATAATCCAGATAGATTATTAACTGTAAAAAGAACAGATTCTGCCGGTGCTTATGCAGAAATGGGAGCATCGCAAGATGGTGGAATTCGTGGTCTGCAATTTAGAAGTGCAGACAATGGAGTTTACAAAGGTGCGATTCATACTCTCGATGCAACATCTAGTGGTGGAATGATTGCTCTGGCAACAGGCGGAGCAGAAAAACTTCGCATAGATTCTGCTGGTGACATGGGTCTGGGTGTTACACCCAATAATTTTGGTAGTCAAAGAACTCTTCACATTAAAGGTCCATCAGGTGAAGGCGCTGCTATTCGACTGCAAGATAATGGAGATACAGCAGACTCAGACGATTATGTAATTTATAAAAATTCCTCTGCTGCTTATTTAAGGGTAAACGGAACCGATCCATTGCGTTTTTACCTTAATGGCGCTGAAAGAATGCAACTGGACTCAAGCGGTCGGTTGTCAATTGCAAACGATACTCCAGGTAGTTTTGACGCTGGTGCTGATGATTTGGTTATTGGATCTGCGTCAGGAAATCGGGGAATCACTATCTATACAGGCAGCTCCGATCAGGCTGCTATTTACTTTGCTGATGGAACTTCTGGTGCTCAGGCATATGCGGGTGGAATAAATTACGGTCACTCTGAAAATCAACTGCGCTTTCTCTCTGGCGGCGGCACGAGGATGCGTATAACTTCTGCTGGTTATATTGGCGTTAATAAGTCTTCACCAGATCGTGCTATTGATGTCGAGTACACTGATAATACCGTTTACAATGTAGCAAACCAGTCACCAGAACTTGGCGCTGTAAGAATTTTCAATATGTCCACTACAGCAGGTTGCACTGCTGGTGAAATTTTATTTGGAGCAAGGTCCTCTGGCTCAGGATACGCCTCTATTACTGCAATTAGTCCCGGAAGTCAGAAAACTGATCTAGCTTTTAGAGTTCAGGATTCTGCGACATTTAATGAAGCAATGCGGATTACTTCTGGTGGTCACTTGCTGTTAGGTCAGGATACAACACAAACACCTGGTTTAAATAACACAACATTAGGTTGCGCTTTTGAAAATCTTGGTGCAAATGGTGGTGCGTTCTTTGCCTCTAGGGCAGGTGGGGCTGGTTATTTTGTAAATAGAAATAGCGATGGAACAGTTCATGAGTTTAGGAGAAGTGGTAGTGTTGTAGGCAGTATTACTGTTAGTACCAGTGCTACTGTGTTTAACACTTCTTCTGACTATCGTCTTAAAGAAAACGTCGTTGACATTGCTGACGGTATTACTCGCGTCAAGCAACTAGCGCCCAAACGTTTCAACTTTATCGCTGATGCTGATACGACAGTTGATGGTTTTCTTGCTCACGAAGCGCAAACGGTTGTTCCTGAAGCTATTACTGGAACGCACAACGAAGTCGATGATGACAACAACCCTGTCTATCAAGGCATTGATCAATCAAAACTTGTGCCCTTATTAACGGCTGCGTTGCAAGAGGCGATTACAAAAATTGAAACTTTAGAAACACAAAACTCCTCCCTTGAGGCAAGACTTACTGCGCTTGAAGGATAATCTTAATTAAGAGAACCCTAAAAAACGGCGAACTTATAAAGATAAATAACTAGAAAGAAGTTGTGCAATGACAAGGGCACGGAGTTTATCAAAATTAGTTAATGCATCTACTTTTACAGTAGATAGTAATAATAATATAGGTGTTAATTCAACATCACCTGGCACAAAATTAGATATTGATGGTAATACTAGGCTTGGTGATAACAATAAATCTCAGTTTGGAACTGGTAATGACCTAGAGATTTATCACGATGGTTCTAACAGTTACATAGACAACACTACAGGTAATCTTTATTTACGAGGTAATATTGGTGGAGACGTAGGTGGTGATATCCATATTCAGTCTAAGTCTGGAGAAAATAATATTGTATGTTATGATGATTCTGCTGTAGAACTATATTTTGACAACGCCTTAAAATTTACAACCAAAACAGACGGAATTGACGTAACTGGCGAGGTCCAATGCGACAGTCTTGATGTTGACGGTGCTGCTGATATTACTGGTAACGTTACTCTTCACGCTAACCTAGACCTACAGGACAACGACAAGATCCTGCTGGGCACTGGTGATGACCTAGAGATTTTCCACACCGGCATTCGTTCCATTATTAGAGATAGTGGTACTGGTAATTTAGAACTACATGCTACCGACTTTTTAGTTAAAAACTCTGCCGATAACAAGAATATAATTCAGGGAGTGGACGGCGGAGCAGTCACTCTTTACAACAACAACTCTGCCAAGCTTGCAACCAAATCAGACGGAATTGACGTAACTGGCGAGGTCCAATGCGACAGTCTTGATGTTGATGGGGCTGCCCACTTTAGCGGCGGTGATATTGATATTGTCGGTGCTAACTATGATGTAGTATGGGATTATTCAGAAAACAGGCTAAAGTTCAATGATAATGCTAAGGCTGCGTTTGGCACTGGTACTGACCTGCAGATTTATCACGATGGATCTAATTCAAAAATTGAAGATTCTGGAACTGGACAACTTATTCTTCAAACCAGTGCGTTTAGAGTTTTAAACGCTGCTGGTAGCGAAAATATGATAGATGGTGATGAAAATGGTGATGTAAATCTTTACTACAACGGTTCCGAAAAATTAAAGACCACTAGCAGCGGTGTTGATGTAACCGGCGTTCTCAACGCCTCAGGCATCATTACTGCTCAGGCTGGTGCTGTTGCTGAGATCGGTACACTTTCTGATGGTGCTACTGTAACCCCAGATTTA